TGGAAAGCGATGTTGGTGGATTTAATTTGATTAGTAATAGATCGGTTGGTACTAAAATTAAATTGGAAAGCGATGTTGGTGGATTTAATTGCTTGAATGAAAGATCTGAAAAATATTTTATGATACCTAGAAACAAAGATTTTGTTAGGAAACCCGATGGGGAACAGGATGTTAGTGAGTATGGTTTAAGGAAAAAATGTATAGAAAAAGAGTTGTGGGATAAATATCCAGTAAATCCTGATATTTTAGGCTTTTCTGAATGTGGTATCCAATATTCCAAAAATCCAATATTTAATGGAGCTCAAGTGCATATGGATTTTGATGATTTTAAAAATAGGGTAGGAGATTATTGTACATGCGGTAAGACCTGTGCGATACCACTAAATGGAATTGATGATGATTTATTAAAAGATTATCAATGTTATTCACAATGCATTATATGCAAAGCTTTTTGTATTAGAAAAATATTAAATCATCAAGTCTTCCCTGATCCCACTTTTTGCAATGATTTTTACCGTTTCTATAAGGAAAATTATAAAGAAAAATTTAGGCAAGCTATAAGAAAATATTTTTTCCTTACCCCTAATGCTGTATTCAAAGGAATTAAAAATTATGAAAAACAAATAGAGGTCTTACCGTGTTATTTGGCAAATAATTATGAGTCTATGGATTATTATGTTTCTAATAAATACAAGCAACACAATAAGGAAGAAGATCAGAGAAGAGGTGAGAAAGTTAGGCAGATAACAGATCCAGATAAATTTGCCAAATGGTTCACTCTTATAATGGAAAAACCTATGACTAGTTTGATGTATGAAGTTTTTGGTCACGAGTATGCAGTAGGTTTTTCCAATGAGGAAAAAGCTAAGAGTATAACTGAAATGTTGAATAAAAACAACGTAGTAACACTTGATTGTACTGCCTTTGATAATTCACATAATGAATTAGTTAAACAACCATGGACAGACTTAATTGAAACAATCATTGAGGAAAAAGGTGCTGAAATTGCAGAAACAGTTTCAATTGATGTTTTTCGTTCTCAAATGTGTAAAACTAAAAGTTTAGTTGATTACTACGTTAGGATTAAAGGAAAAGAGTATAAATATTGTACCCTAGATTTAGGTCAAAGATTAGCTAGTGGTTCAGTATACACTACTTTGTTGAATACATTCTTGATGAATTTACTTGTAAAATATACTGCTTATAAAATAGGTGATCTACAAAATAATGTAAATTCTATAAGTGGTGATGATGCTGCAACTTCCTTTTCTAAAGATGTATCCTCTCAAAATATAAAATATAACTATTATCAAGTTTTCGAAACAGCTAAAGAAAACTTTATAATGAATTCTGGAGTTAAGTTAAAATATGACATTTTTAGTGAGGATCCAACGGATACAGTTCCTTGTTCACTTGATATCTTTAAATGTCCTAATTGCGGTTACAAGGCTGTCCGTACATTGAGTAAGTATATCATCAATAGTTTTGTTTCTATCTCCTACAACAATAAATTTATTTCTAGAGGCTTACCAGTGACATACTTTGAACAAATTATTTATGATGGTGAGAGTTCTTGGTTCAAAGGATTGGAACTAGCTGAAAAAATATTTGCACCTTTAAATCACAATATAGATCTAGGGATTATAGCAAAGAAAGTACTTGATATTGCTTTTGACAAAAATAAGCAGAAATTAGTTATGTTTGAAAATGCTTACATTCAGAAAATCAATACATTACAAGTTTCTAAATCCAGGGAAGAAATTATTAAAGCATTGTATTGCATACTATTCTCAAAGAAAGATGTACTTGAAAGAAAAAATAAGTATTGTTCTGAATGTTCCAAAGCTTATAGTGAATTTATCTTTGCTAAATATAATATAATTCCTGAATTTTTTGGCGGACCTCAATTACCCAGAGTCAGAACTATAAACGGGATAGTTGTAGATGACAACTATACTCAATACATTCCTTCTGAAGTTGTAAAAAACGCTCTTGAGTACTATCAAAATCATAGAGACAGTTTGAACAATCCTCCTGACGAAGAAAAAATGAGACAAATATATAGAGGGGTCATCGAGAGGAATTTTCATATTATTAAAAACGATAAATCTAAATATCGTTATGTTCAAAATGTCTTTAAAAGGTGGAAGTTTCAAGGTTCTGAAATAGATTTCCTAGTTGAACAATTGTTTAAATACAATAAAATTTTCAATGAAAAAGTAAAGGAAGAAGGACGTCCTGCTGGTATGGTAGATATCTGCTTCAATTTTGATCTTGTACCCTTATTATTAATGCATTATGAAGTGGAAGGTGATTTGTTAATGCTGTACAAGTATCAAAAGGATTATACTTTTGATTTAGCAGGTTTCTATAAGGATGTGGATTCTAATAATGAGCCAATTAACACCTTCAAAGAATTTACTATAAAGTTTGATTTTCCACCAAATAAATCAACTTATCAGTTAAAATTCAAGCTCATTGCTCCTTTAATTTCAATGAAAAAACCTAGTAAATCCAGATCTAGTAGGTCTAATTTTTTACGACTTTATCTACTGAACCAGAATTTGGTAGAAAAGAAGAAGCATTTTGAGAGGGCTTTCTATAATAAATTAATTAGGCAAGGCAAATTTTCTAATTGGAATAGTCTTATTTTAGATGAGAAACCCATTCTCAACATAGATCGTTCTGCTAGATTAGTTGCCTATTCAAGTGAACTTATCGATGAATTTGACCATAAGATAACTACTGCTATACAAAATAAAGAATTCATAGAACCTTCTGTTGGTAGACTCATAACTATGAACATGCAGAGGTTATCAAAAGAACTAGAATTCTACGGTTTGAAATCTACTGAATTAGATGAAAGAGTCGCTTCCTATTTAAGATATCGTGAGCTAAATTAAATCTATTACTAATGTAACTACTTTACTTAATACTAATATAGTTCCTGTCATACACTATATTAGTTTTCAACCTCTTGGCCCTAGTATGACCTTGATTCCGCAAGGAATCA